TTTTTGTTTAAGAAAAGTTTATAAAATTGCGGGGAGGAAGAGATTCGGACTCTCGATTGAATGTTAAGTCCAATAGCAGCTTCGGAGGCTGTCGGTTTAAACCACTCACCCACCTCCCCTTACAATTCTTATTATTAATATAAACAAAAAATATCACATAATCAACTATCTCTCAATTAAAAATATTCCAAGACCATTCCAAAAATCTTTGGGGTCTTCTCCATTTGTATAGATATTTTTTTGATATGTGATATTACAATTACTTTCTTCTAACGCTTTAAGTGCACCTTCTTTCTGCCAATTCCAATCATCAACAATTAATATACAATTATCTGACATATGTGAAATTAATTTATTAATTGCGGTATATTGGTCATAGAATTTTGTTTCGCCGTCATAAAATATAATATCTAACGGTTCTATAGTTGAGTAATCAAATTCTAAATAGTTTGCACGATATACACCAATATTTTCAACCTTACCAAATTTCTTTACATTACTTAGGAATTCATCTTTTGGTTCGTTGGGTTGACTTCTTAAATAAGATGTCATCTTTTGACTCACACCATTCGGCATTAAGTATGGTGAACTCCAATTGTCAATACCCGTTGCTTTAATATCATTACCATAAATTGCGGAACAGAATGTTGATCCTCTAAACACACCAATCTCTAAATAATGTGCACCATCAATATTACAGATGTTATTGAGTAAACACTTCACTTTATTACTTGTGATTCCTTGGATGTTTATAATATCTAAGGTTAATTTAGATACTTCTAATTCTGCCCAATGTATTGAGTCTTCAATATGTTTAATATAATCCATTACTTTCCTTTTTTGTGATCTGCAACAACGTCGCAGTAATTACAATCCCAACATTGGAATTTACATTTCTTAATTTTATTTCTCCAACCATCTAATTCATCTGATGGTACACCATCTAAGTATATTTCAGATGTTGGTCCTAATATTTCATTTCCCCTTGCGTATGCTTTAATTACACTAATAGTATCATCTAACTTATTGAAACTATCTCTTCCATGCATTTTGAATACATCTACGTAATTAAGAAATTCATCATAGTCTTTCTTAAATGGTGGTATGGTGGCCGCTTTAAAGAAGAACGCATTAATTTCTTTTTCCCATTTATATTCACAAGTTACTTTTGATATCTCATGTCTAAAGTATGGTAATTCATTATCCGTCTTTAAATTATTATATGAATAATGTTCATCCATCATTGGACATCTACCTAAACAACCTTCATTTGTTAATAGTGCAATCTTCACATATCTTCCGTGTTTTTGTTGGAATTGCATTTGAGCTCGTCTAATGTTTTTTAACTCTTCAACATCTCTCATTAAAATTCTATCGATGTTAATGTAATCGAATCCTTGTTCTGCGTTGTACCAAAAGTCTTGTGCAGTTGCAACTTTCCTAAGAATGGTATTCTTAATTTCCATATCAGGAAAGTGTTTCTTAAGACCCATAGCCACCCAATGTGCGTGTGGTATGGTTATACATCTTAATCCCTTTTCATATAATGGTTTAAGGTTCTCAATAAACATCTGATAGTTATTGAAATTAGGGGATATGTTAATATTATTAAATGTTGCACTAACTTTAATACCTAACACATCTTGTATTTGGAGTGCATTCTCTATTACAACATTTCTATCCTCTGGTGTAAAAACAGAACCCATTGCATCTTGAGTAAATGGCGGGATTCTACATGTGAAGTAAACATCATATATCCAATCTTTATGTTCTTGTAAGAATGGTACGAATGTACCAATGAAATCTTCTTCGGATAACATTGGATTTAATGGTATTGAAAATATTTTACTCATGTTGGTTTCCTTCTAAACATCCACCACAAATTCCGTTACATAATGTGTCATAAAAATGACAATCTAAACAGTCTTTTGGTAATGTATAATTTTTATGATTTTCTGTGTATAATTTATCGAACTCTTGTCTCAATGATAATATATTACTTTCTCCTTTTATATTCAATACATTATCTATTTTAACTTTATCCTCTAATGGATAACAATGTATTGAACTTCCGTCAGGAAAAACATCTAACGGCATGAAACCACATATTGTTTTATACTCCGGTATTTTAAATGTGGCAAACCCTAATGAATTTTCCATTACCGATTCTTTTGATTTACCTTCCCATAAACATGGTGGTACTTGACAATCAGATGTAATTCTAATATCATTGTACTTACCAAATTTAAGTATCTTAGTAATCTCTGAACCCATTTCTTTGTTGTTAACAAGATATGTGTTTGTTAAATCTAATCCAACTCTAATTGCATTAATTTTACCATCCAATTGATGGTACAACCATTTAACGTACTCATAGAAGTTTTTCTCTTTCCAATTACTCGACATGGTAATTGCCAAATACAGTCTTGGATGATTATCAAATCCCCAAGTGTTAAGATATGCATTATAGATTTCGGTGTAATTCTTTTTGAATATAACCATTCTATTCTTCTCATCTAACTCAGCTGCGTTTGGAAACACCCAACGAATATGTCTGATGTTATTTATGATAAACTCTCTAGTGGTTTTGCTAAATAGAAAATTACTTACAAGATTGATTTTCAATCCTTTAGAAATAATATGTTCAATAATTCCTGTGAAGTTTGAATGTTGTGTTGGTTCACCTCCAAGGATTGTAATCTCTTCTTTACTATTGTATAGTTGGTAATGATCTATTAACTCATCTACCTTAGATAAGGTCATCTCTCCTAAAGTATGGTCTATTCTTGCCTCTTCTTTTGTGAAACAAAAAGAACAACCCTTAGCACATGTACCGTTAATTACAAAGTTCATTTAAACGTATCTAAATTGTCTACTCTTGAGCCAATTTGGATTGGCGTCAGGTTCGTTATTAATATCAAATGCAATTCCCACTCTTAAATCACCATTCCATTGTTTAAATTCATGTTCAATATATGATGAAAATATTGAAACTTCTCCAGGAATGTTTGGGAGGTCAATTACATTTATACTACTATCAAATATACCAATTTTTTTTCGTTTAAACAAATATGATGTGTGTGTTTTTTCTGATGAGTAAAGAAAGCAATGTCCACTAAGAGCATATGGGAACTTCTTTTTACTAATGTTGTCCATATGTTTGTGTAATCCAAGATAATCACCTTGTCTAAAAATGTTTGCCCACATTTTAATATAAAAATTCTCCCACCCTAATGAGTTGAAAATCAATTCTTTAATCTTAGATATTAAAATGTCAGTTTCAGGGATTTCTAAATCAATTAAATTATAATATGCGTGGTTATTTGTTATATTACTATTGTTTACAATATTCATACGTAACTTTGTTCCATCGCTAAGTCCCTTAATGTAAGATTCCCTTTCCAATATTTTATCAGAAAGGGAATTAGTTGTTGTAGAGTCTATGAAGTCTGATGTTATGATACCATATTCATATGTTTCTAAATAATTTTCAATCATTTTAAAAATCCATTGCTAATGTGAGTGGAGATGATTCAACATTTTCGTCTAATTGTTGTTGGTAACTCATACTAACACCAAATTTCTCATGTTTCAATCTATGACAATCAGGAACGTTTTGACATGCTTTAACTCTTTGTTCTAATTGTTGTTGTTCAACAAGTAAATTGGCTAATTTTATTTTATATGACTCAACGTTTGTTAAAACCTTATTAACTAATTCTTCTTTGGTTATACCTCTACCTGTTGCCAGTATATCAATCAATGGTGTACTAGCAGTATTGTCTGATTGATAAAGTAACGCCTCTCTTTTTTGTTCTTCCCAAGTTGCAACCTCTAAATTAGAAGCATCAACGATTAAATTTTTCATTCTTTCAGAAAATCTATCTGCAATTACTTTTAACATTACAAATTTGTTGAATTTAAGAGACAATTCTCTATCCTCATCCGTTAAAAAGTATTTTACTTTTTCCCCTTCAAGTTCTCCTGAATTTGCAAATTGTGGAAATTCATCTATAACATTAGAATTTGTTCTAATTGAAATATAATCTTTATAGATATCCGCAAAAATGTATCCTCTAGCGAATTCTTCTGGAACAACGACTGCGTTCATTTTTATTAATTCAACTCTGTTATCATCATAATCCGCATCTATTCTACCAACGGTATAATTTAGATAACTACCTAATTTAGCTACATATCCAGGAGACTCAACCCCCATTTTAAAAATAATGTGTTTCATTATAATAATTTTTCGTTTATTGTTTCATTAGACGTTCCAATCTTAAATTGGTCCTTTAATTCATCTGGAATCATATTTTGATTAACTGCCGCCATACCCATTAATGTGGTAATGTTTCTATCTATGGCAACAGTATATGTTGAGGCTAACGCCATAACTTCTTTTTGTTGTTCGGGTGACATCATTAAAATTGAATCTAAATTACCCGTACCAACTCTACCATAAGAAATCATATCCAACATAGCTTGTTTAGCCATACGAACACTCCAATAATCTTTCTCGTATTTATCCTCAAGTAATTGATTATTAAATACTTCCATGAGAGACCTACCATCTGGCATTTTGCTATCGTCACTTGTCAAGAAATCTTTAATCAAATCAATAAAAATTTGTCTTTCTCTGTATGCATCCTTTAAATTTCTTTGGTATTTTCTTAAGTCAATATGCATATCCTTAATACCCAACTCAACTAATTCCTTTCTTAATGGTTCAGTTAAGAATTCCATTTTCTCATGTTCTAATTCAATTTCAATTTCTTTTTTCCTAAGAAGATATTCAATATGCTCAGCTGCGTCTTCTCGTGATCTTAACTCCATTAACCATTGTCTTAACTTAGCATATGGGGTTATTTGTGCCCCTCCAACAAAGTTTTCCGCCTTGTATTTTGGTAGAGCAAAACTTAATCCTTCAGCTACGTCCAACAGTTTTCTATCTTCCTCATTTAAAGAATCTGATGCTCTTTTGTATTCAAATTTTTTGTCCATAATGTTTTTAATTTATTTAAATATAAATAAAATTTTTGATAATGTCAACTATCCTCTCCAACCATTTACACCTGAAGATGTTCCCGCATTAACACCAGGACTTAATCCTGATACACTTGCAGAACCACTATCAGTAGCATAATAGAATTTCCAACTATTGTTATTTTGTACACCATTGTAGTTGCCTAACATATATTGCCAATCTTGACCCATTGTGAAGTTTTCTTCTCCAATACCAGAAGCGCTTTGGTCAGGTTTTAGAACTGTGCCGATGTTGGTATCATTAGATGTTGTCCATCTTCTTAGATTATAACCACCATTATATGAACCTTCATTACCCGCATAACCCTTACCTACTTTAGAACTAATACCTTTTTGTTGTCCATGAGCTCCCCATATTGAACTATTTGCAAATGTCTCTGTACTGAAATTAAATTTAACACCGTTACCTGAATTATAACCATATCCGTAGTTTTCATCTGAAAATGCTGAAGCACCTTCGGCTGAACTAAAAGTGGATAAATTATATCCAGTAACTATAGCCTCATTAGATAAATTAAATTTATCAACCGAAGTTTGCCCACCCGCAAATACCCAAGCAGCTTCAGTTTCTTTCCACATAACACCAATATCAGATCTTGCACTTGTTAAATCAAATTTAGATTGATGAGCGTAGTTTGTGTCGTTTGACATATTAACAGCTGTTGTATATGTATCTAACACATCACTTGGTCCATGGTGAGCGTTATTTGTATTCGCCGAGAACACAAATAAAATAGTTTTACTACAGGCACCCTTTGTGTAGTTTGCAGGATAGTCCAACAATGTTCCCAAATGGGTTGTTTGGTCTGTGGATACCACCGTTCTATGAACATTCTTCCATGGTGATGAGTCTTTATAACCACCAGCCAAGTATGCGTAATTAATTATTGTACGATACTTGAATGCGGTGTTCGCACTTTGTTGTGATGATATTCTTTCCCATCCATCATCGTTATTTGAAATTGCAGTATATACCATCATATAACTACCGCTTGATGCTGTCTCTAAAAATAGTGACCCAATTGCAGGACTTGTTGGTCTATTAGCTCTTGTGTTCTTTGGCCCAGCAATAATTTGTGCTGCTCTCAAAGAACCACTTACTTCCATATTTTCGTATATCATATCTTATAAATATTTTATTTTATGCTCTCCATCCGCAGTGACCAGACGACATTCCACCATGTGTTGTTGGGTTTAATCCCGACACACTTGATGAACCTGTATCCGTTCCATAATAGAATTTCCAACTACCATTATTTTGTAAACCATCATAATTTCCAATCATATATTGATGGTCTTGTCCCATTGTAAAGTTTTCTTCTCCGCAATTTGGATAAGGTTTAGCTACGTTACCTATATTGGTTTCAGTTGCATAATCCCATCTTCTTAAATTATAACCTCCATTATATGTTCCCTCATTACCCGCATATCCTTTACCCACTTTAGAACTAATGCCTTTTTGTTGTCCACTTGCTCCCCATTGTTGTTTAACGTTCATTGTATCTGTTGCGAAAAATAATTTCATTCCACTTTCAGAACCATATCCGTATCCATAATTTTCATCTGAGAATCCTGCAGCACCTAAACTACTTGTAATAGATGAATTCTGTACATTGGTACTTGTATATGCATTATATAAGTTTCCATACATAGTTTCATTAGTGAAATTAAACTTCTCAACTGCCGCAACCGCTCCACCAAATATCCAAGCAAATAATGTTTCCTGAAATAAGGTACCTGGTTGGTCTCTTGCGTTTGTTAAGTCCCATTTTGTTTGATGAGCGTACCCTGTTTCATTAACCATATTAATACCCGTGGTGTATGTACTATTAACATCTGTTGCCGAGTGCCACGCGTTATCTGTATTAACTGACCACATGAATAATATTGTTTGACTACATCCGCCTGAAGAATATGATGATGGATAATCCATTATATCGCCAACACTAACCGTTTGATCTGTGGAATTGATTGTTCTTTGTACTGTTTTCCAAGGAGAAGCG